AGAGAGTGTCAATGGGAAAGTTTTGGAAATTCCACACTTTGATGGACCTATACAAATTGATACCAAGGACTGGGGAATCCTGGACCCGCGCGAAGATTACATTATCCCCAAAAAAGGTTTTGGGGGAAATGGACGTCTACGAGTTTGTTTTAATATTATTTATCCTTCGGTCAAGATTCGATATTCATTAACAAAAGTCGAATAGCAATCGCGAGAGCAGTGGCGGCCACGGTGTCTTGGGTCACATGTATTACCTCGTCTACACTGAGTTGGGCGTGATGGAACACGAGATCATTAAGCGCGTTAGGGACTATTCCCATACCCACATCTCTCGTTGCTTTTTTGTGAAGCCGGAGGACCTTTTTACCCAAAGGATGCCTTTGGGCCCTCCTCACAAGGACTAGAGTCTGAACACAGACCTTCATTACTACAATTAACAGAATAAAATAAAATTGACTACGATATTACACTAATTTTCAAGGAGAACCCGGGGGTGTCAGCATCTCTAGAACTGCTGGTCGACTCGAAACTTCTGGTTCGCCATCATCATCAAATTCGACTATATAAGCCTCTTGCGATTCAAAGGCGGCCTCGCGGGAGTAGTGGGCGTTTCTTCCCCGTGGAGGGTTTGGTTCGCTCCGGACATGCGTGACCGAGCACAATTTTGGATAAAAATTAACCTGCTTTACTCGAAAATAAAACTGCCCTCCGATTTCGAGGATCTCCCAGCCGATGGGCCGGTTCGGATCCATTACCGACTGAACTGAACCATCCAGACATATTACATAAACCTCACCGGACTTTGGTGAAATTTCAAAATCGGGACCGTATGAATAAGTCGAAGCGGTCCGTTCGAGACCGGCAGAAGATGACAGGTCTCGCGCCTCAAACACAAGTCCGGGTCGGAGGAGCGATTCCATTTTTATTTTAAAATTCAAAACTTGTGAGTTTTACTGGCACTCTCAAGACGCTTTTTCTCAGTCAGGGCCTCCTTGGCCCGAACAGCCTTCTGACTATAGACTGAACGGTCGGACGACTTTTTTGCCGAAGTGCGTTTGGACTCTCGGGCCGATATTTTTTCCATAAGTGACCCTGGAATTTCAAAAAATTCTATGACTATTTCAAGACGCGTATTTTCAATATGGAGGATTCGATTAAATATATAAAAAAACACTCAAGGGCCCACAAATATATATGTGCAATTTCAAAGAAGAAAGTAGATGAAATAATTTTAAAAAATGCCATGGCACTTGATAAAATTTCCATTTTTAGAACAAAATTGGCACCGATCGAGGTCCATGATGAATATGATGAGATGAGGGAACAGATAGTTTCAAACACAAGATCTCAGTTACAGGATGAATTTAAGAAAAAATTCAGAATGACTCCCGGGACTCAGATCGATCTTGCTCTGAAGATTTATCTGAATGATGCTTGATCTCCATCTCGGACGAGAGTTCCTCCACCTTTTCCCAAGCGGCCCGACACTCTGGGGTGTCTTCATAATTATAGCACAAATTCTTGGCGTGCTGAATTGCGCTTCGTAGTTCACGGGAAGTAATCCGTGTGCGACGGGGCACGACCTTTGGCACACATGCAAAAATTTTAAGTGTTCTTGACGCCATATACTCAGATAGAGACGTTAGTTTTTAACTGACTAAATATGGCTTCACGGGTTGTTCTAAAAGCGAGCGATGTTGCGGCGATCATCGGTATGAATCGGTATAAGAGTCGAACGGAAATTCGAGATGACATGTGGAAAAAGTATAAGCCCGAAACCTTCAAGGGATTGACCCGACGGGACAAGGAGCAGCAGGCTTTGAGAGCCTCTCCTGTCGCCCAGGAGGTTCTGGAACGCGTCTCGAACATAAAAGCCCAAGACTCCTCCGAAGTTCAGTCTATTATGGATTCTGTGAACGAATCTATAGCCAAAGACACGAATTTGACGAGCGAACAAAAGAGCGAGGTCCTTGATCACATTCGAAGCCGAGTATACACTTCGCACGGAACTCGTTCAGAGGATAAGACGTCCGATAAAGTCGAGGCCGAAGAGGGGGCTCGACTTGTCCGGGATAATTCATTTTACAATTTAAATGTGTGTGAACTCGGCGACTTTCGATTTGTAATTGTCGGAAAGGTTGATCGGATCGAAGAGAGACCTGATGGTTCCAGAGTTCTGGTCGAAATCAAAAACAGAACAAACCGACTATTTAAGCAAGTCGTCGAATATGAAATGGTCCAGGTTCAAGTATACCTGCAAATGCTAGGTCTGACCAAAGCTCGCTTGGTTGAGCAGTATAACTCACAGGTCATGAGTCATGATATTACTCGCGATGAAGAAATGTGGTCGAACATCATAGTTCCCCGTTTGGAAGAATTTTGCAATGAGTTATACGAATGTTTTAGTAAGTAATTTTACCACTAAATAGATCCTCAAAAGTCACCATAAACACCTCGTCCTCCTCGTTTGTTAGCTCCCATCCCTCGCCCGGAGTAAAGTCGGTCACGACGCAATCCACAAAGCGCGTCTTCTTCTTCGTCTTCAGATTAAGTGTCACGTTGCGACCGATCAATGTCTCGAACCAGGACTCGTAAGTCTCTAGCTCGTTCGCAATCTCGTCGCGCTCCTTCGCCAGGTCAAGAACAGCCTCGATAGCATCCATTATACATTAGAAGTGTCGATAGTTTTTATCTGTGAATACATTATAATGTCAACCCTCGACATCAGCCTTCTGTCAGTTGCCGAAATAGTGGGAGACTTTGGGTTCAAAAGTTTTGCACGCGGTGGCGGTTCAGCGGCGTTCGCCCAGGGATCCCTCGGTTACGTCGGTGTCATCTATTTTCTTATAAAATCTCTGAGAGAAGGGAACGTTCTCTACGTAAATGGAATGTGGGACGGTGTATCGGCCGCCCTAGAATCACTAGCGGCTTATTTCATACTAGGCGAAAGACTCAATCGACCCATTGAATACTTTGGCCTGGTTCTAATTATCATAGGTATTTTCTTACTTCACGCGCCGCCGGGTCTGATTCCAAAATAAAGTAATAAAATGTATTATTCTAGATGAAAATTTTAGAGAAGTCGATACTCTCAATAATGAAAGATTCGAACAAATCCTAGTAAGCAATTGGATCGAAAAAAACGATTGCGTATTAGAACTAGGGGCCCGGTATGGGTCGGTCTCGTGTATTATCAATTCTAAATTAAAAAACAAAAAGAATCAAGTGGTCATAGAACCGGACGAGCGGGTCTGGAAGGCGCTCGAATTTAACAAGAATGCAAATAATTGCCATTTCACAATTATTAAAGGATTTCTTAGTCGCAAGAAATTAAGCCTTACGAACCTCGAAGAGTGTCGTGGTTACGGAACCCAGTCACAGTTAGACGCGGCTTCTTCGATACCAACCTTCACCCTTGAGGATCTGAATATGAAGTTCAATGTTCTGGTCGCGGACTGTGAAGGTTTTCTAGAGACTTTTTTTGACGAAAATCCAGACTTTATCAAGAGTCTTCGTCTTGTGATTTTCGAGGCGGACGCTGAAGAGCGCTGCGACTACAGCAAGATTCGAGAGAAGCTCAAGGCGGACAATTTTGAACAAAAATTAGGGGGTTTCCAAAATGTATGGATTAAACAACTAGACAATATATCGTAATCACTTCGAACAGGTCTCTGAGGGCGCGGCCTCTCTTGGCCCCCGCCACCTTCCCGACCTCTAGGCGCGGGTAGCGCGTGGCGGTTTCTTTAGGGGGCTCATCGAGCCATTCGCACTTGTTCGCGTGCCGGTCACTAAAATATTCATCGGTCTCAAAAAGAACATACTCAATATCCTCGCTCGCGACCTCCTGCGATTTGAGGAAATTGTAGGTCCGCTCGATATCCTTGAGCTCATCAAGGCATTGCTGCATAATTCGGCGTCCCAATTTCGGGCCAAAATGCGCTGAGAATTCTCGGGCCTCCTCCACACACTCATCAAGGGCCTCGGAGAGAACCTCGGCGCAACGGTTCTCCCAGGCCTCTTCGTCCCACTGATCTCGGATATCCCGGAAACCCTTGAAGTGAATGGGCCGCCGGCACATTGGGCACGATGTGCTCGCACCGGTTCCTTTGAGATACCAGTTCTTTATGCAGGTCGAGCAAAATTCATGTCCGCAGGCAAGCTTGCGGAAAGAGCCCTCCGAGCAATAGCAGACTGTGCACTCACGCTCCATTTTGAGACTTTGTATCCTACCATAGTCTGAGAAATTTGGCGCGCTCAAGACATTTTTTTTAAACAACTTAATATAAAAGATGTCTATAGTGGCTCCACCTCGACCGCCTATACTGGCAAAATCATATGGTGACAGAAGACCCAAAAAATTATTTACGATAAACTCTGATAAAAATAGAGTCTTCACGTTAAGGACCGAAAACACCGCCGTCTTGGGATTTAAAGATAAAAATGACGCTATATTCGTGAGTAAAATGATAGAAACTCATATTATTCATGAAAATGAATGGCCCGATATACTTTCAGATAATTTGATTTTGCCATCCGGAGTAAATTACGGAAACCTGAATCATGTATATATTCAAGAATGGGAAACGGATTCATTATTTCGCATGTGTATGGATAATTTTTTGGAACTTATAACAGTAAATGAAATTTTAGATAAAAATTCATCTATAAATTTTTCTGGTCAACTCGCTAGTTTCAACCAGTCTGATGAATATTATAAAAAGAGACTCGCGGAACTCTATGAACTCGGCACGTGAGCTTTACCCCTGAGGACGTTCTTGGCATAGACCGCGCAGAGACAAAAATGAATATGGGGCCACTCGAGTGCATCCTTACTCGATAAAACCAGGCCCATTGGATTTTTGTTAATTTCTGCGATCATATCAAACTTTTTGTCGGGCCCCATAGTTTCAGCCATATGAATCATCTGGGAAAGCCACTCGACATGGCTCTGATTACGACTGTCAAATTTAGAAACAAATGAAGAAGTTGCCGTCATTTAATAATAAATTATTCAAACTTTTAAGCTTGCATACCACACGCGGTGCACGGTGGCGCATATCCAGAAGCATTCTGTCGCATCACGAGCCCAAGAATTATCAATAAAAGAATCAAAATTAAGTAATTCATCTTATTAATCATCAAGATTTTCTTCCTCTTCCTCTTCATCTTCCTC